TTGACCTACATTGAAGATGAACTTCTTTTAGGTGATGCGTATTTCAAAGGGTTTGGTGATACCGATGCGGAATTAAGAGCAGCTGCAAACTTCTCAAACACACTGTTTCGATCCAAGGGGACCAAATTCGCAATAGAATGGTTTTTCCGATCGTTTTATGGATTAGATGTAGAGGTAATCTACACCAAAGAAAACATTTTCAAAATAGGTGAACCATCATCTACGGTAGGATATGAATCATTAAAATATCTTACCGACGATAAATTATATCAGACATGGGCTTTGTTAGTCAAGTCTGGTGTTGCAATATCCAAGTGGAATGACATATTTAAACTTTTCGTTCATCCTGCGGGCATGTACTTGGGTGGGGAAGTTTTCGTCACAAGTGCGATACAAGAAGCAATACGACTGATGGATGAAGACGAAGTAGTAACTCCACGAAATACTACTTCTTACACCATCACACCTTTTCAGTCCAGTAGAACAGAAGGGACATCCTTCGAAATAAACGTAGACGCAACAAATTTGAGTAACAACGTTGGTCAGGGTAGTTTTTATCTTGAAAACATAACAAGTTCGAATAATGATTTTGTCTCTTTTGTAGATTCATCAGAACCAGAATTGATTTATTTCAATCCGTTGACATCAAACACTGCGAGAGCAACGTTTTACATTCCGATTGCATCCGATACTGACGAAACAGAATCTAACGAATCGTTTCGAGTGGTTGTGTTGGATGATGAAAATCAATCGGTAGGGAATGTTGTACTAACGATTAACGATAAGATAATCGGATACACACTCACTGTTAACGGCCAAGAAAACAGTATCACAGTAGATGAAGGTGAGACAATAAATTTCACAGTGACTGCTGGTGATTTGACAATACCGGACAGCACGTTATTTTATTATATAAACACCGGAACAACCAGTTTATCTGACTATGTGGTTAATCCACCGACTATATTAAGTCAAGCTCCAGTGTCGATCATAGATGGGGTTGGATCATTCAGCATACAGACAAAGGTCGATACCGTTGTAGATGACGGAGAAACGTTTACGGTCGTATTGGCAACTTCAACTGGTGTGGTAAAGGACAATTTTGTGGTCACACTTAATGATGTTGTACCTGCATTTAGTGTGTCGGTCTCCAACGTGACCGAAGGCAATTCTTTAGTTGCGAATCTTACGGCAGATTTATCAAGCGTGGGTGAGACTGTAAACTGGACGATGACGGGTTCTGCGGCAGCTGACTCAAGGGTTGCGGTAACTTCTGGATCGTTTGTGATAACAGGTACATCTGGTTCATATATACTTACCGGAACAAGTTCCAGTTCTTTGTATCAAGGGAATGTGTCCGGAACTATTTCAATGACCGAAACTGCGGCTGGTTTCACAACAAGTGACACTTTCAATCTGGTTGACAAAGCGGTAACTTATCTGATATCCAGTTCCCCAGAACCTGCGACTGAAGGTGACACGATTACCTTTTCTATAACAGGTACGAATATCGACAATGCAATTGACCACCATTTTTATGTGAGTCATGTAACTACAGATGATGCGGATTTCTCTACAACGCCACCGAGTTCTGGTTCACGGACAGCTGTTTCTATAACGAACAATGCAAGTTCTCCAAATCCGACACTTACTATTGCGACCAATACTGACGCCACAACCGAAGAGTTTGATTTTGTTTTGACAGATGCTTCGACGGGTGGTAATATCGTTGCAACAGAAAGAGTATCAATATTACCAGCTGGTGCTACTGTCACATATACATTGACACCGGATCTTACAACGGTTACCGAATCTTCTGTTCTAACAGTTAACTTCCTCACCAATGATACCGCTGGTTATTATTATTATTGGGTTGAAGGTACAAATATTACTTCGGACGATTTCACCAGTGGGTACGCTACCAACTCTTCACGACAACAGATTTTAGTTGAAGCTAACTCTCCTACGGAAGCAGAAGCGAATATTATTTTAAATCTGAAGGCAGATAAAATTCGTGAAGGTACCGAGACATTCGTCGTAAAAATTGCAAAGACGAATACTGGCGGGGCAATTTCTAACTCCGGTACGATTACTATAACTGACAGTAGTGTACAAACTTACACTATATCTGCAAGTGACGTTGTGGAAGGTTCTCTATTGTCTGTGACTGTAACTCCCAACATAAGGGAAGTCGAAGATTTATATTTCGAGATTACTGGATCTGGTGTTGTTGGTAGATTCAATGAGACCCAGATATCAAAGGGTTTTACGTCTCTGTATTCTAGTTATTCACAGGGTTTCTTCACTTCTATAAGTGATGATTATGAAGGTCCCCAGACTGGAACTGTAACGGTAAGTATTGACGATTACGCATCGAATGGTGGTACTATTGTTGGTTCTGATACCTTCCAGATGACTGACCGACCACCTTCTGGTCTGACATTGGTGACAGATCTCGTTAGCGACACCGCAGACGAAGGTGACGTTATTAACTTTACTTTTGATGGTAATAACTTGCCACCTAAAACTTACTATGCGTGGCCCGATGTTGTTTATCCTAAACAAACAACTTCTTCATCACCGACCGGATCGTTTTTCATATATTGCGACACCACCAATTTGGAAGTTGGTATGACAGCCGCACAATCACTTTCTGTTGGGGGTAGTATTACTTTCATATCAAGTGGTGTGGGTGTTGATATGAGTGAAGCATTATCTTCTGGGGTTTCTGCTGGTGAGATAATCAGTTTTGCGCAACCCGAGGTGTGGAGTGACTTTACTGGTTCACCTTATAAAGTATTTACTTTGTCGACAGGTTCTCCTGAACAGGGTACATTCAGTGTAACAACCAACACTGACGATGATTTTGCAAATGACACATACACGTTTGGTGTTTATGACACGCCAATTGGAACTCTGTTAAAATCTAGAACGATCACTATTAATGATACAACTCCAACAGTACCTGTTGTCATATCTGACAAACCATCCCTTATAAGAACCCGTGCCGCATTCCCAATTGTACAGGCAGGGGTTATATTTAAAACTGATGGACAAATAGTTGCAACTACTGCAACTACACAGACATACGATAATATTGTCGGAACATGGTTATCTGACGTGAGTGGTCTTCCTGCAAATCGTGCGAACTATGAAGTAAGAGCAGTATCAAATTTCACTTTGGGTACGGGTACTGCGATTGGTAGTTTTGGTACGTGGTTGTCAATGAATACCGAAAACGGTTGGACTGCTCAAGTAGAAGACCCACAAGCACAGTATCAATTTAACGTAACTATAAGTATTAGAGAAGTTTCAGCCCCTGGCGTTCCTGTAGTTCCATCTAACAGTGACAGCTGGACTGTAACAATCCGAGCAGAAGAGATTTATAGTGATGGCACCGCAACTAGATTACCTGAAGACATCCTTGAGCCAGGTGGATAATATATGAGTGATGACAGTAATCCAAACATCAGGAGTGATTACCATTATTCCCGTGAAACCTATTATGATTTAATAGAGAAGGGAAGGGAGTCACTCGACTTGATGATTGAGGTTGCGAGAGAGTCTGAACATCCTCGTGCATTCGAAGTACTTTCTAATATGATTAAAAACATTAGTGATGTTAATGATAAATTAATGGATTTGAATAAGAAGAATAAAGAAATATCTCAAACCAAAGAAGAACAAAAAACGATCACCAATAATAATGTTTTTATAGGCAGTACAACTGACCTGCAAAGGTTACTGATAAAAAGTGAAGAAGAAGAAAAGGTGATTGATGCAACTAGCGTATCGGATGACTGATCACAATCATTATCTCGGTAATCCTAATGTAAAACGTGATGGAGTCCAACAACAGTGGACTGAACATGACGTTAAAGAATATGCAAAGTGCATGAATGATCCGGCATACTTTGCAAAAACCTACGTTAAGATTATATCACTCGACAAGGGTCTTGTCAACTTTAATTTGTATGCATATCAGGAAAAAATGTTCAAACACTTTAACGACAATCGTTTTAGTGTCGTACTCGCATGTCGACAGTCTGGTAAATCAATCTCTTCTGTGGTATACTTGTTATGGTATGCAATATTCCATCCTGAAAAAACCATTGCTGTTCTAGCAAACAAAGGCGCAACTGCAAGGGAGATGTTACAACGTGTCACACTCGCACTCGAAAACTTACCGTTCTTCTTACAACCCGGCTGTCGGGCACTTAACAAAGGTTCTATCGAATTTAGCAACAACAGTCGTATCATTGCTGCTGCTACTTCTGGGAGTAGTATTCGGGGTATGTCTGTTAACCTACTGTTTCTTGATGAGTTCGCTTTTGTTGAACGAGCAAGCGAATTCTACACTTCAACATATCCGGTTATTTCTGCGGGAAAAGACACAAAGGTTATTATCACATCTACAGCAAACGGAATAGGTAATACCTACCATAAGATATGGGAAGGTGCGGTACAAGGAACGAACGAATATAAACCGTTTACGGTAAACTGGTGGGACGTGCCAGGACGTGATGAAGCATGGAAAAAACAAACCGTTGCGAACACATCACAATTACAATTTGACCAAGAATTTGGCAACACCTTTTTTGGTACAGGTGATACCCTTATCAATGCAGAGACTTTAATGGGTTTTCGTGCAAAACCACCCATTCGATATCTTGAAGGTGGTGATGTAAAAATATACGAAGAACCTATTCAAAATCACAGTTATATCATGACAGTCGATGTAGCGAAAGGAAGAGGACAGGACTATTCGACCTTTACTTTAGTCGATATTACGGTGCGACCATTTAAACAAGTCGCCGTGTATCGGAACAATACTATCTCTCCAATACTCTTCCCTGATATTATCTATAAGTATGCGAAAGTCTACAATGAAGCATATGTCGTAATTGAATCAAATGATCAGGGGGCGGTTACTTGTAATGGATTATATTATGATTTAGAATATGAGAACGTGCACGTACAGTCCGCAATCAAGGCAAACTCGGTCGGTATCGAAATGAACCGAAAGGTCAAACGTCTGGGTTGTTCGGGTATTAAAGATTTACTTGAAGAAAGAAAACTGGACGTATGTGATGAAGAAACGATTATGGAAATATCGACCTTCGTTGCAAAGGGTGTGTCATACGAGGCAAGTGACGGTAACCATGACGATTTAATGATGAATCTGGTAATGTTGGGTTACTTCGTCACAACTCAAATGTTTGCAGACATGACAGACATAGACCTGAAGAAAATGATGTTCGACGATAAAATGCGTCAGATCGAAGATGACCTAGTTCCGTTTGGTTTTGTGGATGACGGTTCTGATGCAATTCAAGAGATCGAAGAACGAGAAATTATGAAGAACTACGATTGGCATATACCGTGGGATCTAGAATATCGTTAAGTTATAAATAAAACTGAATTGAATAGTCCGTATTATGAATTCTTATAATTAACTCAACGAAAGGACACGATTATGGCAATAATAACGTCAGAATCCCCAAATGTACAGATTAAAGAAATTGATGTCTCGGGCGTTGTGCCGGGTGTCACTTCTTCTACTGGTGCATATGTGGGAGATTTTGCGTGGGGACCAGTCGAAAAACCTATTCTGGTAGGTAACGAAGCAGAACTTGTTTCGAACTTTGGTTCTCCCGTATTTTCAAAGGATAGCTCTGCTATCGACTTTCTTTCAGCAACTACGTATTTACGTTACAGTGACAATCTTTACGTTTGTCGTTCAGTAACAGATGCAGCGAAAAACGCAACAGATGGTACCGCTGCATTGATTAAAAACCTAGATGACTGGGAGACAAAGAAAACAGGATTAACAGGAAACTTTTTTGCAAAGTATGCTGGTTCGGTTGGCAACTCATTAGAAGTTTCTATTTGTGGTTCAAGAGACAGTGCGTGGGATAACTGGGCATATGCCAGTTCATTTGATGCAAAACCATCGACTTCAGATTACGTTGCATCTCGTTCTGTTGATAGTGCAGTTGCGTTTGACGAAGTTCACGTGGCGGTCATCGACGAAGATGGTCTCTTAACAGGAACTCGTGGAACTGTACTGGAAACGTTCCCTAATGTTTCTTTAGCAACAGACGCAAAAACAGAAGACGGTTCGACTAATAACATCTTGGAGGTTTTGAACACACGTTCTTCCTTTGTCTGGGGTGCGGACGTTCCAACTTATGTTCCTGCCACTTCAGCAACATTCACTGCGTCAGCGAACGGGGCGAACTCTCAAGTCGCCGCAGTAGAAAATAGTTTGGCTGGTGGTGTTAACAGTGGTGCGTTAACTGCGGGTGGCTATGCGACAGGGTTTACGCAATTCGAAGATGAAAATACCATTCAGGTCGATTTCCTAATAGCTCCCGGCATGGTTTCAGAAACAGATCAACGAACTGTTGTGAACAATCTTGTATCCATTGCAGCTGCACGAAAAGACTGTGTAGCTGTTGCTTCGCCTAATCGTGCTTCGATTGTTGGAGTTAATGACCCAACTACTATTAATACTAGCATTATATCATTTGCACAATCTGGTATCAACGCATCTTCTTATCTGATTTTGGATAATAACTATCTGAAAGTGTACAACAAGTACTCGGATAAATATGTGTTTATACCTGCGTCACCTGCAACTGCGGGTACGATGGCAACGACTGATGATGTTGCTGCACCTTGGTTCTCACCTGCGGGTAGTCGTCGTGGACAATACTTCGGTATTACCTCGATTGCATATAACGCAACCAAGACACAGAGAGACACTTTGTACAAGGCGGGAGTTAACCCAATCGTTAACTTGCCAGGACAGGGTATTCTTCTTTACGGTGACAAGACATTCTTGAACAAACCTTCTGCGTTTAATCGCATCAACGTTCGAAGACTGTTCCTTGTCATGGAGAGAGCAATTAAAGCAGCTGCGCAGAACGTACTGTTCGAATTCAACGATGAGTTTACTCGGGCGGAATTCGTTAACATTATCGAACCGTTCTTGCGTGAAATCAAGGGTCGACGAGGTATCACTGACTTCCGTGTAGTTTGTGATGAAACAAACAATACATCGGACGTTATTGATAACAATTCATTTGTAGCGTCAGTCTTCGTGAAACCTGCACGTTCTATCAACTACGTAACTCTGAATTTCGTAGCAGTAAGAACTGGTGTAGACTTCGAAGAAGTCGTTGGTATCGTTTAAGGAGATAAGACATGGCAGTTTTAGGAGTAGATGACTTTAAGTCGAAGTTAAGAGGTGGGGGCGCACGTCCCAACCTCTTTAAAGTTACTCTGAACTTCCCGATTTATGCGGGTGGTGATGTGGAACTTACTTCATTCCTTTGCAAAACGGCACAGTTACCCCAGTCTACTGTTACGCCACTTCCAATCAACTTCCGTGGTCGTGAAGTTAAATTGGCGGGTGAAAGAACCTTTGACGACTGGACAGTTCAGGTTCTTAATGACACTGACTTTGCTGTACGTGATGCAATTGAACGTTGGATGAACGGAATCAATGGTCATGCCGCAAACACGGGTTTGACTAATCCGATTGATTATCAGGCAGACTTGATCGTTGAACAATTGGACCGTGATGGTTCGATTATCAAACGATATGACTTCCGTGGTGCATTCCCTACCACTTGTGGACCTATCGAATTAAGTTACGATACGGTTGGTGAAGTGGAAGTGTTTGACGTAACGTTTACATATCAATACTGGGAGAGTAACACAACCAGTTAAAATGGTACTAAATACTAGGGAGCGCATGTTCCCTAGTATTTTTTTAGTTTAGGAAAGAGAATGGCAGAAGAAAATAACATTTTGAAATTATTTGGATTCGAGATTCGCAGATCGAAAAATTCTTCGTCTTCGGATAGAGAGAAACTGCCGTCTCCGGTTCCACCCACTGATGCCGATGGCGCAGGATATGTAACTACTGCGGCAGGTTACTATGGTCAATATGTAAACCTAGAAGGTGATCAGGCAAAGGACAATCATCAATTAGTCATGCAATATCGTGGTGTCTCGATGCACCCCGAGGTTGATATGGCAATTGATGAAATTGTCAACGAATCTATTACAGCGTCTGAATTAGAATCATCTGTCGAAATATCTTTGGATGATATCGAAGCATCCGATAAAATAAAAGATCAGATTACAGAAGAATTTAATAACATCGTTCAGATGTTAAAGTTCAATGAGATTGGACACGAGTTGTTCCGTTCTTGGTATGTTGATGGAAGAATTGTTCACCACTTATTGGCAAACGAATCCAATCTCAAAGCAGGTATTCAAGAAATACGTCATGTAGATTCTGCACGTATTCGTAAAATAAAAGAAGTAAAATACAAAAAAGATCAAAAAACCGGAGTCAAGATAGTCGACAGAATTGATGAATACTATGTCTTCGAAGAAAAGCCGGGTCAGTCTAGTACTGCGGTTCGTATTTCTACAGATGCGATTTCGTATGTTACTTCTGGTGTACTGGATGAAAGTAAGAAAAAAATTCTATCGCACCTACACAAAGCATTAAAACCCATCAACCAATTGCGTATGATGGAAGACTCACTGGTCATCTATCGTCTTGCACGTGCACCCGAACGTCGAATATTTTATATTGACGTGGGTAACTTGCCACGTGGTAAAGCAGATCAGTACATGAAAGACATCATGGCAAAGTATCGTAACAAACTTGTCTATGATGCAAACACAGGACAATTAAAAGACGATCGTAAACACATGTCTATGTTGGAAGACTTTTGGTTGCCTCGTAGAGAAAACGGTCGTGGTACAGAAATCTCAACACTGCCAGGCGGCGATAATCTGGGACAGATAGATGACATCATCTATTTTCAGAAACGATTGTATCGTTCTCTGAACGTCCCAGTGAATCGTTTAGAACAGGAAGCACAATTCTCTCTTGGTCGTTCTACAGAAATCTCACGGGATGAAGTAAAATTCCAGAAGTTTATTGATAGACTTCGTCGTCGTTTCTCGTGGGTGTTCTTGGGTATTCTCAAAAAACAATTGATGCTCAAACAGATCATCACAGAACAAGATTGGGAAGAGTGGAAAGACGACATCTACGTTGACTATGTGAAAGACAATCACTTCACAGAACTCAAAGAGATGGAAATTTATCGTGAACGTGCAAGTCTCTTGAATGAGATGACTCCGTTCGTGGGTGACTATCTGTCTAAAGAATGGATATTAAAAAATGTCTTACGATTGTCTGATGAAGACATCAAACAGATGAAGAAAGAAATAGACGGAGAAGAAAAGTCCGGTGAGATACCAGATCAAGAAGAACGAGAAACAGAAAAACAACCTGCGGAGGCAAAACCCGTCCCTGTAGAAGTGGTTCCTCCAAAAAGTGAAATAGAAAGACAGAAAGAAAAAGAGGCGGAAAAACCTAAACAGGAACGATATATACCCACACATGAAGATGAATTGACTGAAGAATTGACTAGGTATATGGCACGTCTAAATGAGCAAAATTGATAAGATTGCAACTGCTTTTACTCTTGTATATGCAAGAGAAGAATTAGAGAAGCAGAAACGAGTAATCGAACAACGACTCGATGAACTTGTCATGCGTGAAGGTCCGGTTGGACCAAGAGGACCTCAAGGTGCACGAGGTGAGCGCGGATTACAGGGACCCAAAGGAGACAAAGGTGTCAAAGGGGACAAGGGAGATCGAGGAGATACTGGAGAAAAAGGCGAACAGGGTGAGAAAGGCGATGCGGGCCTTGTTGGACCAAAGGGCGATCGTGGTTCTGATGGACAAAGAGGACCACAAGGGGAACGAGGAATTCAAGGACCTCGTGGAGAACGAGGAGAAAAAGGAGAAGTAGGTTCTAAAGGTGATAAAGGCGAAAAAGGTGATGCAGGACAGACTGGGTCAAAGGGAGATAAAGGCGATCGAGGCGATATCGGCCCACAAGGTCCAGAAGGAAAGAAAGGAGATGTCGGAGAGACGGGTCCACGTGGCGAACAAGGGGCACAGGGCGAAAGGGGCGAAAGAGGTGAGATAGGTCCGCAAGGGCCAACTGGTCCAAAAGGCGATAAAGGTGATAAGGGTGATCCCGCTCCTGACTATGAACCCAGATTCGAAGAACTATTAAAAGACTTTAACTCAAAGGTTTCTAAACAACAAAGTCAAATAAACACTAATGTTGAAAGACAACTGAAGAATCTCCAAACATCATTGAGTACATTAGGTGGTGGTGGTTCTTACAAGATACTTGACAATGCGGATGTGGATAAAACCAAGCTGTCAAGTATTGTTGGGGACAGTATATTAATATTCGACCCAACAAAAAAGAAGTTTGTTGTAGAAAGTTTCGTAAACATATTAGATAGGTTGAAAACAGAATTGGAAGTTCAATACAACAAATTAATTGATCAAGAGGGGTCTTTCTATTATATTGGAGAGGCACTTCCTGGCACTGACGTGTCAGAAGCGAAATGGCGAATTAAAAGAATTGAAGAGGTGGGTGACGACTTCAATATACTATGGGCAGAAGGATCTGCTAATTTTGATAAAATTTGGGATGATCGTGCGACATTTAGTTATTCTTAATTATAAATATGGTAGTAACAACAATCCAAATCAAATTCGGAGAAAATAAATGGCATTAATAACAGATCCCGATTTGCTTAAGGATAACGCTGTCGACTCGGCTGGGGCAAGTATCTACATTGATACATCCTTACGAACTATTAAAGTACGAAACAATAGTGCGTCTCCTAAAACTCCGGTTTTGTCGAATGATGGTGTTACTCTTCAGGCATTATATTCGTTCTTAAAAGAAGAATGGAAAGACGATCCTAATAGTAAAGATCTAATCGCATATCCTTTCCCATTGGTTGCGATTACACCAGAACAGTTCGAATTCCGTTTCGGTTGGACACCTGCGGATGATTCGTCTCGTTCGTTGTTGCGTACTGGTGGTTGGAGAGAATTCGATGTAGATAACACCACATTGAAACGTGAATATATCGGTACGATTTCATTGGGTAACATTCAAGGTGAACCAAACCAAGATAACGTTGCAACAATTAACCAGCATACAGTATACTATGCTTTTTTTGATTCTGCAAACGGTACTGCAAAAGCAGGTCCTTTTGACTACGACTATGCTGGTGAGGCAAACCAAGCGGTACAAACCTTGGATTCGACTTCATTTGATCGTCGTGGTGATATTCTTCGTTTGTTTATTCGATCAACTCCATTCCAAGCACCTCAATCAACATTGGCATGGACATTTGACCAAACAGATACTACCGACATCGGTTTGTCGGCTGGTACTACTTTACCATACAATGTTCAACGATTCCCATTGGTTGAACAACAGGATCTTAACCTTTCGGTAAGTGATGCGACAATTCAAGCAGCAGCTGCTGCTGGTCAGAAATACTCATTGCAAGGTGATGGTCCTACCATCGAATACCTTGCAACTTCAGAAGCATCTAATACATTCGGTTATGCAGAAGACTTGTTGGACGGACCTTATGACTTCGGTATTAAAATCAATGCGGCAGGTGGTACTGGTACAAACTTAACCAATCCAGAACTGTATTCTTGGGTTCAGTATCAGTTGCGTCAAGATTCAGACATTGAGTTTGCGGCGGGTACTACAAAAATCGGTAAACTGCAAGACGAACTGGTGACGTTCGTTGGTTCTACCTTAACAACCAAACTGGCTACAAACGCAGACCAAAGTGGTACGTTGACTGGTGTTGCGATCACCAGCATTAACGCTGCTGACATCAACAACACCCAGTTGAGAGATGACAACGATACTTTACGTTCATTCCCGTTCTCGACTGCTGTTCAGATTTCATTCTCGCAGGATATCTTGAATGACGGTGCAAACGCTAAAGTGTTCGTATTCTACGACTACACTCGTGGTTATGTTGTCGGTGATGAAATTGGAACTTCGGTCACAATTTCGAACGTTGGTCCAAACGGTTCTCAAGACAGTGCGAACTTCACATTGGCAGGAACTACATTCACTCCAGTATTGACTGTTCAAAACGCAAATGGTTTGAACCCTGCACTAGATGCGGATGCGTATTTCCGAGTCCACAAATCTTCTGGTACAGGTGGAAACCACAACGTTATTTGGAAAATAACCTCTATTTTCGATTCGAATAACTTTGCTGCGATCACACTGGATGATACTGTTGTACCAGTTAACGAGACGTTAAACACTGCGGGTGATGCGATTCGAACTCATCCAATTAACTCTCCTGCTTCGTTGTTACTTGATTCAGCTGCTGCAACTTCTGAAAACAATATTACACAAGCGGCAGTTAGTACACTTGCTACAGGTAATTTGACGGATGGTATATTCGAATTCACCTACGCATTTGATAACAACTCACAGAAAGATCGTTTGAACAAAGTGGGTGAGAACAATGCTGATAACGTTGCGGTTAACGTTCGTGCAATTGGTCTCGAAAGTGGAACTTGGGTTCAACAGACTTCTACTCTGACACGAGTTAACACTAACTCGATCTCGGTAGTATCACCTGTAGAACGAAACTACAGTAACCCATAAGTAATGATTGAAGGGGGGTTCGTCCCCCCTATTTTTTCATGGAGATAATGATGAATTTAGATTTAGATCAAACAGCAAAAATTCTAGGTAAAACCTCGGATGAGGTTCTTTACATTGTTCAGGACAAACGTCTTCCCGCAAAGATTAAAATGGATGCCGACATGAAATATAATGATGACGGCACGGTTTCGTTTGTGGAAACAGCAGAGAAAAATGTAGTGTGGGAATTTGATTTGACTGATGTTTTGAAACTAAAAGAAGAACTAGATAAAGATTTAGACGGAACACTTAAACAGATATTAGAGGGATAACATGACAGTCAAGGTAGTAGGACATTGGGAACGAGGATGGGATACACCTTGGCAAGAGTTCAATTGGTGGAAACATCCCTTGATGGAATATGGTGTCAATGAATTTTATATGACACCAATCACAGGACTCGAAAAGGCGGCAGTGATTGAACACACGTCAATTGATACCATTCTATCAGAAAATTCGACCATGACACACGTGTACGTGGATGAAGCGGCAACGACAGAATTGCCTGACTTTGTCCATCCCGAAAACGCAATGTATATTGTTGGCAGAACAGGATACAGTCCGTATCTAACCCATTTCCGTGAAGGTATTGACGTTGCGGTAAAAATTCCCTCTGTCACAAACAATGGTGGATTTTGGGGACATCAAGCAGTCACAATGATATTGTATGATCGTTATTTGAAGAGTAGATAATGGCAGTCATCATCACCGACACTAGAGTAATACCAACAGAAGCAGACGCCACAACTGGTTGGACTGCTTCGGATGGTGTTACTGTTTTTACCTCTAACCCCAACCCTGTTGAAGCGACTGGTAGTTTGGGTCAGCAGGTTTCGAACGCAACCGAAACTGCTTACTTCAGCACAACCACAAACTTGACGAACACCTTGGTTTATTGTTGGTTACTACCACAGGGTGTGATGGACACAACTGCTAACGGTGGTGTACAGATCTATCTCGGTGATAACACAAACAACATTGGTTATCATGTTGGTGGTTCTAACGGTGCAGGATTTAGACACACTGACGGTCCTGTATTGTGGCAGTGTTTCGTAATTGACACAGGTTCTCTTCCCGCAACAACAACCGCTTTCAACGGCAACGCAGGAAGTATAAACCTTACCAACATTACTCGTATCGGTAACGCTTTCAAAACACTTCAGAAGTCAGTGGGTGGTGTAGAAAACTGCTTCATGGATTTGATCGCATACGGTAATGGCGGTCTGATTATCACTGGCGGTGGCACAGGTACAGAAGGGAAGTTTCTAGAAATCGCACAACGGGACCGTGCTGAAACAGATCATCCTGGCCAGAACGTAGCGAGTTCAACTGGTGCGGCATATGGAATCATTCGAGAACTAGCGTCCGACACTTTTGGACTTCAGGGTCCTTTTACCTTTGGTGATGCGTCAGGAACAGGATCTGTTGACTTCGAAGATACGGCACAAACAATCGTATTCGAAGATCGTGGATTTTCTACGGATAAATACTTTATTACGGTCACAGGAAACGCAACAGGAACGACAACTTTTATTTTAGGAACACGTGGTACCAATGCGGGTGAAGGTTCTGCGGGATGTACACTTACTGTGCCTCCAGCGGTCGGTGCGGCATTCACAGCATCAAGCGCCAACATCAACTCATTGGGTTTGTACGCAACTACTTTTGATGGATTTGATCAGGGGTTCACATTCACCACTGATGGGACTGCGGGTCCTAATCATGAAATCTTTGCGTGTGTATTTCGAAACTGTTCTCAAATCACGGTAGGAACAACTGAATTCAAGAACAACACGATTCGAAACACAACATCTACGGGAACTGCTGAAGCCGCTGTATTGTTGAATAATACCACAAACGTATCTGATCTGATGTTCGTGTCGGGTGGAACTGGTCATGCGATCGAGATATCTGATGCCACAAATTCACCGTTCACCTTCAATAATTTTACTTATGATGGTTATGCCGCAACAAACGGTGGAACAGGTAATGAAGTTATTGTCAACACTTCAGGATCGCCCATCACTATCAACGTAAGTGGGGGTGACACACCAACCGTTGATACAACTAATAGTACTGGAACTGTAACGATCATTTCTACTATTACACTGGCATTCAGTCAGTTGAAAGACGGTACAGAAGTTCGAGTTTTCGAAGCAGGTACGACGACTGCGGTAGCAGGTGTTGAAACATTGTCTGGTGGAACTGGAACTGGATTGACAGGACCGGATGCGGCCGCCTCGGGTAGTACAGATGACAACACGTTTTCTTTCACCGCTACTGTTGGTGCGAGTTATGACATTCGAATTTTCAATTTGAATTGGATTGCAGAACCATTGTTTGCGTTTGCAGTTCCTAGCACAAACACAACCATTCCAATTCAGCAGGTCACAGACCGTGTATTTAGTAATCCATGACGTATAAATACATGAATACAAGTTTATTTTCGGAGTAATATAAATGGCAGGCGAACGAACATTCTTGCAAGTCCCACCAGATGGAGCAGGTAAGCGTGTGCGAATGACGCATACCGCTGAAATATTCTATACAGGTTTAAGTCCTGCGGGATACGCATGGGACATTGGCGAAAGATACTTCACAACATTCAGTGACGATGCTGTTTATTCTATTCATGTTCACGGTGTTTATCAAATCACATCTACGACAGGTATTCTTGAAGTACACTATGCGAAAGCGGCAAAGTATGAGAACCTTGATCCGAAGGTTGGAGCAAACATCCTTGATGAAGATGGTTCAACTGTTCTTGCCACAGTTCAAAGTTTTCGTGATGTTTATATAAACTCGAATCACATTTTGGGTTATGACAATCCAGAATTTGGTGTTGATGTTGACGCTACTGGTTCTATGAACATGCGATTCGCAGAAGGTCTGCCACAACTTGATGCGTTTGGTAAACTTCGTACATCGGGTGCTTCTATTCTTGGTGACTATACTTTCGCTAACAACTTTCTTCCCGACCAGTTTTCGAAAACAGTAAACGGCTTGACAAAAGGCGCCAGAGTATCTCACAACGACAATCTTCATGCCGCTGTATTGACAACGGGTGTTGAAGGTCAGACCAATACCGCAACAACTAACTTCGGTCCTGATGCGATTCGTGCGCAGATGACCTCTAACACATATCACCACTATTTTCCTGGCTTGTCACAACAAGCGATTATGACTGTCGCATTGGGCGATACGGGTAAAACTGGTGTGATGCGTGAATGGGGATACTTCGACGGTGAATACGATGCTGATCTCACCAATCCGAGCGCAACTTATGAACTGACTGGTGGTAACGGTTACTTCTTCCGTTGTACTGGTACAAATGGATTAGAATTTGTTATTCGTTCGTCTGCGACGGGTACTATAACTGAACGAATCATGCGAAAGAACGAAACCATTATTACTTCAGATGGTGTTGTTCAATCAACCACATTGGATGGATGGAACGGTGACCCTGTAGACGGAACCGGTAACTCGGGTAAAGTTTTCAATTTAACAGACGATAACATCTATTGGTTAGATATTCAGTGGTTGGGTGCGGGTCGTGTTCGTTTCGGAACATATCATGAAGGTCAGCGTGTTGTAATTCACGAATACTATCACGATAGCAATGGTGGTGTTCCTCACTCACAGACAGGTTCTTTACCGTTGCGATTCTGTCAACATCAAATGAAAGATATTGCAGTAACTGGCGCTTCCAGTATGTTCGTATGGTGTTGCGCTGTATATTCAGAAGCAGATCTTCAAACATCAACATTAGGAAGCGGACGAACCGAATACTTCAAGGCGTTGATTGATCCCGCTAACATGAACGATGTTCAAGGGTTGAAGGACGCATTCGGTGATCGTGGTATTACTACAAAGACGAGTATTACATCATCTGGCACTACATTGACTGTTCCGAATCTCACTGGTATCAAGCCAGGCTGGATCGTTAGTGATAGCGATGGTTATCTTCCTAAAGAAACTCGTGTATCTGATATCATCAACTCAACTACTATTGTCGTAGATAAGGCACCAAGTGTTGCCTTCGACGGTAATGAAAATGTCAATTTCCACATGCCTGTCAATGATGAATATTATTTGATTGGTATTCTTGCACCTCAAGCACGCATCAAAGGTGTGAATCATCCTAATCGAACGCTTCATCTACCTCGTTCTGCTCGTGCGTATGCGTATCGTGAAGACGGTAGCGAAGTTCAAATGAGTATTCAGATTTATGTGAATCCTGTAATCTCGGGTGTCAATCGTGTAGTCAATTTATATGACACAACAGAAGCCACCGCTCTTGGGGTTGATCCGGTGTTCCTTCCTATAGAACCAAATGATCCCGGCAATAGCGTGATGGCATACGGCAAAGCAGGAATTGATACTGTAAATCTGTTCCGTAATAGTGGTATTCACTCACTTGTAACATACACTGGTGGATACGGTGGTCAGGAAGACTTGAGTGGTGCGTTTACTTCATTACAATCAGCGTTCAAGAATTCGGCAGACGATGGTGGTAACAACCGTTGTCCGATTCTCAAAGTGTTTCAGTCACCGAGTGCGGGTCAAGCAACTGTTATTCAAATTAATACACCACCTACAGGCGTTGGTTATTCTTTGCATCGTGAAGGTAATGCGATTCAGTTCGAACAAATTCCATATGCTATCGGTGAAGATGCGACATACGGTATCAACGACGGAAAGACAAACGGTGCCGGCGCAATTTTCTATCTGCGTATGATTGACAATGATAAAGCCGAACTGTATCTCGATAAGAATTTCCAAACACCTTGGGACACTTCAGCGTTGAGCAGAGCAACTAATCCAAACGGTGACAGTCTGACATGGCCAGGAAACACTGGTAGTGTTGCGACTGGTGGTTTTATTTTGTCTGGATATGGACCTGAAGTGTATTTCTGTGTGTTTGCGAAACCACAGGGTACTAGCAAAGCAGACAGTTCATTTTATGATCCCAGCAAAGGTAAGATTGAAGTCAACTTCTCGATATTCTGGAACGAGATCAAGCAGTAATGAATGTTGTTTTCCAGTACGGACATTGGACTCTGTGGGCAGATTCTGACGGAAGTGGTGGAGGATTTGGTGCGGGTGGTTATTACGGCACACAGAAAGTAACGTTTGATGGTCCGAACAAAATCATATATGTTGCGGAAGGTGTAACAGTACTAGACATCAAAGTTGATGTATACTCGGCATGGAAAGAGTGGGTACTTGGAAATTTAGAGTATCCATATGGATCAAACTGGCCGCCAGCGATTGACGCTATCGGTGGTGAACCATTGAACGATACTTTGAATGTTGGTTCGACGTTCTTCCTTGAGAATGGCTGGAGAATACAACCATTTGCAAGTAAGACACCGTATATTCTTACTGTGAACGGTAACATCTACACACGAGAGACAGGACAAAACCCATTTTTGTTTGCAGAAGGTGTATCGGTGAACTTGACACGTTCTAACTTGGTTGACCAATTGGTTGCGACTGCGGCAGTGACAGAACAGGATTATTTAAACATTGCAGAGAAAGTTTGGCAATATACGAAACTTTTAAACACGGGTACGAATTCATATGGTACATTAGTGAAAGATATAGATAGTGACTTGACTGATGTGAAAACACAGGTAGATAAAACCTTGAAGAAAGGTGAATTTTTAGCATTAAAATAGGAGATAAATTATGGCTGACGAAGACGTAATTGTTGCAGAAGTGGAAGCGGATCCGATTGAAAATAACAACCCAATCGAAGATTTATTAAAATCGATCGAAACTGGACAGTACACGGATGCGGAACAATCGTTTAGTGACATTATAGGAAGTCGTCTACAAGACACTTTGGATCAAGCAAAAATCCGTATTGCGGATACAATGCACAATGCGCAACAAGATGCCGAAGAAGAAGTCGATGACAATAACAATGAATTCGAAGAAGATGAATATGATTTTGACGATGAAGACGACAAATCTTAAATATTAAATTTGTATAAATAATTCATGACAACGATAATTAACGATAATTTAATTAGAACGTTTGAAAAGGCCGCACATGATCATGTATATTGGGTTATGGCAAATAAAGGTCTTTTTTTAAAACCGATGAACTTTAGTACTACTCAATATATGTGGTTAGGTGGTATGAAGAGTGCGGTTAAGTTTAACGAGATTGTTCATACAAGTCTCGTGGAACTTGCACCGAACTCTACCTTTTTAGACATGGGTATAGCAGCGGGTTATTTAGAACTCGTTAACCGACTGAAAGGGAAACCATTAGATATAAAAACTATAGAATGGGACGAACAACTTGAATGTTGTACGAAGGTCAGAGAGGCGTTCGGTGTAAATGTTGATTACGTATGTAATACCATTTATGACGAAAACTTCGAGATCGAGGGTTGTGAAAAAAGAGATTATATAATTTTGGAAAGATTTTTTCCGGTATATCATACAAATGATTTTGAAAAGATCAGAGAGATCTTTCACAAGTTATCAAAATATGCATACAAGGCAATTATTGTAGAGTGTGATAACAATTGGAGTAAGGGTATATTCGAACAAATGATCGAAGTATCCGAGGTACGAATAAGATTAAGCGAAACATGGCAAATGGTAGTAACCGATTTGGAACAATTTAGATGAAATCATTTAAACAGATAAGAGAAGCAAAAAAGATGCCTGCGGGCGATCACGTCTTTTCCAAAAAGGTGAACAAACACTCTGTTATGGTGCATAAAGATAATAAAGGGTTCACTGTCTATATCGACGGTGACAAACTAGACACCTATAAGTCTCAAAAAGAGGCTGAAAAAATGGGTGTTGAATTCGCAAAGGAAATGTAAATGAAACTGATTTCCGAATATACAGAACATGACGTACAGTGCATCGTTGAACGTAAAGAAAACGGTGACAAGTCGTTCGTCATAGAAGGAGTATTTGCACAGTCCGAACAAAAGAATCGTAACGGTAGAATCTACCCCAAATCGATCATGGAAAAGGCTGTCAATAAATACGTTACAGAACAAGTTTCCAAGAAACGTGCGGTTGGTGAGTTAAATCACCCAGATGGACCGACTGTTAACTTGGACAAAGTTTCACATCTTATCACTGACCTTCGAATGGAAGGCAATGATGTGATGGGAAAGGCACAAATATTGGATACTCCGATGGGTAAGATCGTTAAGGGTCTTCTTGAAGGTGGTGTTCAACTAGGTGTGTCAACTCGTGGTATGGGTAGTCTTGAGAATAGGAATGGTGTTGCATACGTCCGTGACGACTTCATTTTGAATACAGTTGATATTGTACAGGATCCTAGTGCTCCTGGCGCATTTGTTAACGGTATCATGGAAGGCGTAGAATGGGTATGGAATAATGGCATTATTCAACCTCAAGTAATTGAAGAAATGGAGACTGAAATTAAAACCGCTCCGAAAAAGCATCTCTATGAGACGCAGGTTCGTGAGTACAAAAATTTCCTCTCGTTGCTCAAATCAAACTTTAAGGAGTAAAACATATGTCTGAACTGGATCAAAATGTTGAGCTTCCTGTCGATGAGGACAACCAAATCGAGGAAGCGAGTGCTCAAAAAATGCCTGTAGGAGATGAAGCACAGTCGATCGCAGCTACCGACAAAGCGACAGACGCAACTAAAAAGGCGCCTTCTCGCAATGGTGACACTGGTAAGCAAGATCCGATGCCGAAAACTAAAGCAGGTATGTTGAACGCTATGTACGGTAAGTTATCTGCAATGAAGAAAGCAGATCTACATGCAATGTACAGCAAGATGGAAGGTTTCGAAGTGGACGAAGACGGTGATGCAGTTGAATTACCCGAATTCGCATACACAGACGAACTGGACGCACTCGTGGAAAGCGAAGCAACTTTGTCAGATGAGTTCAAAGCGAAAACTGCTGTAATTTTCGAAACTGCAATTCGTTCCAAACTCGCTGAAGAAGTAGAGCGAATGGAAAATGAATATCAATCACGTCTTGATGAAGAACTGCAAGCAACTCGTGCAGACCTCGTTGAGAAGGTTGATTCCTACCTCAACTATGTAGTTGAAAATTGGATGGAAGAGAACAAACTCGCTGTCGAGACTGGTCTCCGTACTGAAATTGCTGAAGACTTCATGGGCAAGTTGAAAGACCTGTTCGTTGAATCTTACATCGACGTACCCGAATCCAAGGTTGACCTAGTTGATGAACTAGCAGAACAAGTTGAAGAACTCGAAGAGAAACTCAACAAGCAAACTGCTAACGTTCTTGAAATGTCAGAATCACTTGAGAACTACAAGCGTCAAGCAATTATCCGTGAAGCTTCACGTGATCTTGCAGAAACTCAAGTAGAAAAACTGAACTCATTGGTTGAATCACTTGACTTTGAAGACGAAGAATCTTTTGCACAGAAAGTTAAAACTGTGAAAGAGTCATACTTCAAGAAAGAAGTTGTTTCTCAAGAAGAAGAAATCAATGAGGATTGGGAAGCTGATCAATCAGTAGAAGTTAATTCTATTATGAGTCAGTACCTTAACACAATTCGAAAAACCAATAAAAAATAAGGAGTATTCTAATGAGTACAGAATTATCATACGATCGTTTGATCGAAAAATGGTCACCGATTCTTGAAGAAGAATCAGCTGGTAAAATTACCGACCATCACCGTAAAGCGGTAACTGCTGCTATCTTGGAAAACCAAGAGATGGCAATGCAGAAAGAAATGCAATTGAACGAAGTTGCAGCTAACTCAAACGCTTCTGTAACTGGTGCAGCTCACGGTACTACTGGTGCAAACTGGAACCCCGTTTTGATCGCACTTGTTCGTCGTGCAATGCCTAACTTAATGGCATACGACCTTGCAGGCGTTCAGCCTATGACTGGTCCTACTGGTCTTATCTTTGCAATGAAATCACGTTACAAGACTACTCGTGGTGGTGCAACTGCTGGTGCAGAAGCATTCTTCGACGAAGCGCAAGCACCTTACTCTGGTGACTCAAGTCTTTCTATGGACTCTGGTGACGTTGCTGGTAACAAAGGTCCTTCAGGTCTTGCTGGTGTAACTGACACTGACAATGACTCGTCTCTTGTCGACTCTGGTGCATCTTACGTTCCTTCTGGTCTTGGCGCATCACCTCTTTCAGCTGGTATGCCTACTGCTGATGCAGAAGCGTTGGGAACTCCTGCCGGTTCAGATTTCGCAGAAATGGGTTTCACAATCGAGAAAGCAACTGTAACTGCTCGCAGCCGTGCGTTGAAAGCAGAATACACTCTCGAACTTGCACAGGACTTGAAAGCAATTCACGGTCTTGATGCAGAAACTGAACTTGCGAACATTCTGTCAACTGAAATCTTGGCAGAGATCAACCGTGAAATCATCCGTACTATCAATGCACAGGCGAAAATCGGTTGCCGTCAAGCTGGTCTCCAGACTGCTGGTATCTTCGATCTTTCAACTGACGCAGATGGTCGTTGGTCAGTTGAGAAGTTCAAGGGTCTGTTGGTTCAGTTAGAGCGTGAAGCTAACGTTATTGCGAAAGAAACTCGTCGCGGTAAAGGTAACATCGTAGTATGTTCTTCTGACGTTGCTACTGCACTTGTTGCTGCTGGCATGTTGGATTACGCACCTGCGTTGTCTACTAACCTTCAGGTTGACGACACTGGTAACACGTTCGCAGGTGTATTGAACGGTCGTACTCGTGTTTACATCGACCCATATGCGGTTGCTGACTACGTAACTGTTGGTTACAAAGGTACTAACCCCTATGACGCAGGTATCTTCTACTGCCCATACGTTCCTCTACAGATGGTACGTGCGGTTGGTGAGAATGACTTCCAACCTCGCATCGGGTTCAAGACTCGTTACGGTATGGCGTCTAACCCATTCGTGGGCGCAACTCCTGCTGACGGTCTTGCTGCAAACCGTACTAACCAGTACTACCGCATCTTCCGTGTGGACAACATCCTCGCATAATTCTAAAAATTATGAGGATTTGGGGGGCAGAAATGCCCCCTTTTTTTTCATATAAATAATTCATATCGTAACTACAGGTATTAAGCATGTCAACCTTTGATTGTGGAACTAACTATCTTACACCCACAGGGTTTAAGGTAAATATAAACCGTGACAATTATCCTAACTTACAGTTCTACGCGCAGGGTGTACAACATCCCGATTTAAATCTAGAATCGACCGAGATCAGTTATCCTAGAGTAGGTCGTGTTGGTTTTCTGGGTGAGTCACTCACATTTGGACTGTTGAGTATGGATGTATTATTAGACGAAGACATGAACTCATATCGTGAATTGTTCGATTGGGTACATAGATCCGTAGAACGAAACCATACGGGTTACAATAAAAACCCAACCGAAATACCATCTTATTGTGATATCACATTGTCAATATTGTCAAGTCACAATAACACCAACAAACAATTCAAATATATGAACTCACACCCCACTTCTATTGGTGCGGTCAACTTCACTGCAACAGATGCAGGAGAATACATCACATTTCCGGTTACATTTCGTTTTGATTATTTTGAATTTTTATGATATAATATAGTTTGTTGTAACTATATTTAAGGAATATTATGAATCTTGATGATATATTGAATGAGTGGAAAAAAGACTCACATATCGAATTTAATAAACTGGATGTCTCTTCACAGGAGACACCCAAGTTACACGCTAAATATCTGGAACTCTACACCAACGCAAAGTTGAAGTTGAAAGACGCAGAGTTCAAACAGAAGATTCTTCTCAAGGACAAATGGTTGTACTACAACGGAAAGATGTCCCAAGAAGAATTAGAAAAGAAAGGATGGAATCCAGATCCCTTCGATGGTTTGAAAATATTGAAAGGTGAGATGGACCATTACTATGAGAGTGATCCCGAGATACAAGCAAGTGAAGCCAAGATCGTCTACTTGCAGACTGTGTTAGAGACACTTAAAGAAATACTAGATAATCTGAAATGGCGTCACCAAACAATCAAGAACATGATCCAGTGGAAACAATTCGAAGCAGGGTTTTAATGCAAATAATCAAACTAAAAATGAAAGACTATGCGATGCTTCAACTGACAGAGTGTGAACCACATATTGTCAAGGAGTTATCCGAGTATTTTACATTTGAAGTTCCTGGCGCTAAATT